TAATCAGCTTACGTGCCCGCTCGATTCCGCGAATCTTATAGGCCTCTTCAAGCTCCAGCTGGCGTTTCACCAGTGCTTCCTCTGGTACTACAACCGTATTCAGGGCGCTAATCATAGGCGCTTAGTCTCCTTGGTTATGTCCGGTACTTCTAACTACTGATTGCGACTTACCCAGAGATTGTACATCTCCAGGTAGTTTTTAGCGGAGCGTTCGTCGCCCCGTTCTACTGCTTTCTGCCACATCATGTGGCACCACTCAGAGGGACTGCAATGCACGATATGCTTCCTCTGCTGTGGGACAAGGCCGTGTGTATTGCCGCGTACCTTGCACTTGCTTCCGCCCAAACCAGGCACCCTTTCGCACATGAAATGACACACCCTTAAATCCGGAGGTATTATTCCGCATGACCCCACGATTCTCCATGTTTACAGACCGGGGAACGGCTCGTAGGTTTGAAATTCGAAAGTCCAGCTTATTCTGGTTTATGTGGTCTATCTCCATGCCCGCTGGGATTTCACCGTGAACCATGACGTATACTAATCTGTGCGTAAGATAACGCACGCCTTTGAAGCACGTGCGTGGATATCCTGTATTACTTATTTCAGTGGCGGCATCAGATTTATACCGGCTCCTTTTTACTCTTCGGGTTAAGGTTCCATTCACGTGGTCATATACAAAGGCGGCCTCTAGCGCCTGTTTACTTGGCGTCAATGCACTTACCTCTGTGTTGCTCGTATAGTTCTGAGTACTTGTCGGACTTGGCAATGTCCTGCTCCAGTTTATCCTTGTTCCCGGCGCGCAGTCTGTACTTTAATCTGTTGCCCAAACAGTAACCGTAGAACTGCTCCTGCGTCATACTGCGGGCAATCACCTCAATTGCCTCTAGGTCCGGGAAGAACTGGTAGTGCTTAGGGGAATTTACTACGTCAGAAACAGTCTCACTTGTCGAATGTGAGAGCTGGAATAATTCCGCTTTCCAGCTGGTTCCACACTCAGCTAAGGTTAGGAGCCCGTCTTCTACATTGGTCACTAACCTAGGGGCTCTAGGGTCTACCTGTAGTTGTCCACAAATGTCCGCCCAGACACCTCCTGCGTGATGCTCTTTGCGCACAACAAAATCACCTACGTGGAATTTAGTGGGTTTAATCATTTAATAGTCTCCCGTGCTTTGCGTCGTGCTCTGGCCTTACGGGCCTTGAGCTTCTGTGCTTGTGCCAATTCTTCCGGCGTCTTGTGCGTATAGTATAGCATATCCGTGGGTTCGCGGTCTAAGTAATCGGCGACCCTACGCAGAGATTCAGCAATAGCCCCAGAAGATTGCATGCTACCAACAATCCAGCGCCCAGCGGCAGATGCCACTTTGCCTTCCCCTCCATTGCATGAGCGATGAAGAGCACCCCGAATACGCCCAGTAATATGATCGTGGTCAACGACAACAGAATCACCAGTTACCCCCTTGATTGTGAAGTCCAAAGGTTTGCCACAAAGGAGGCAGATACCCCCCTGGTCTTTGGCAAGCTTAATCGCCACGGAGCGAATCTGTGCCCGTGTAATCTTTCTTAGGGCCATACTTCAATCTCCCCCACTACATCCAGCATAGCATTGTCGTGAATGAGAGAATCCAAATGCTCAACCGTTCTTCGATGTGTTTTGGGTGCTCGTTCACGCAGCGCATCCAGAATAGTTTCAAGTTCATCGTGTTTCCCCTCGTAGTATAACTCAATCGCCCGCAGGCTCATTTCCTTCGCAGACATCTTCGCCATAATTAGCAAACTCTCCAAATTGAATATCCGCAGCCCTCCGATAGGCTGCGTGAGCTGCTTCGGCGCTGCTGTACGTACCCAGGGACTTGCCCCTCAACCTGGCTTCATAGTTTCCAGCCGCGGTCTTGCGCACTCCTTTGGGTAGTTCTTTTCCGGCCCACCTCTTAGAGTTGGCCGAATTTAAAACGTAGGTAGACTGTCTAAGATTACATATCCGATTATCATCTCGTCTGTTGTTTATGTGGTCTAATGGTCCATCCGGCTTAACCCCGTAGTACAACTCCCAGGCTACTAAGTGGGCCAGCTCGTGCTTCCCGTTAATACGTATTTGCCTATATCCATCCTTGCGTATGCTACCCAGAGGTCTACCAGGAGGCCACCTGTTATTTGCACGGACAGTGCGGGTGATGTGCCCAGTTTCCGGGTTGTATTCCAGGCCTAGGAGTCTGGGTTCTCTTGTACCCATTTTATATGCTCCTTGTGATATTGATGAAGAGAGTGGACCCAATCCCTTAAGCTGGGGGTTGTTAGACATTCCATTAGGTACTTGTAGGCGCAATCATCTGTGCTTCTCCTTAACCACAAACACTGCGCCTCTGCGAGTACGTCTTGGTTGTTTCGAGCATAAGCCGCTACAACGAATTCTGCGGCGTCCTGCTCTGAGGTAATAGGGTAGATAGCATCAAAGGCCGTTCGCTTCCCACAGAGCTTCCCATCAAGCAACGTGATGCCTTTGACGTTATCTGCGTCATCTCCTGCTAGCATCTGCCACCAGAAGAACTTGGTGCCGTGTGCTCGCACCGGCATAGCCTGGGTATCATCCCACTTAATCCAGCCGAATGGGTTATCCAAGGCAGGCCACACGGTTCCGGTCGGGATATCGAACCGGGCCATTGGGCTTAGCCAGGAATCCTTGTCCTGGGACATCAGGATTCCCCGGTCTCCGAAGCTGTACGAATCCATTACAAAGAGGTCGTCGGCCTCAAAGTAGTCACTGCTTACCACCTGTATACCATGCTCAGAATACTGGTCCGGGTTCTCAATCAGGTGCCGCTTCAACGGTGCCTTGAGTGGCAGCTCCTGACGCTTATTGCGGTTCCCTTGGTACGGCTTAGCCGTAGGCAGGTGCCAGCGCAGGCACTTAGCACACCCCGTAGGCGTCAGATACGCCACTGCTTCTGAGCAGCCTACCAGGAACATGTCCTCAAGCAGCAGCTGATAGAAGCGGCGTATCGCGGTATCTAGCCGTTTCACTGTAGCAGCGGCTTTGTACACGCAAAAGTCCGCATCATACAGCAGAATCTTCCCAGAGTTCTGCGGAGCTAACTGCTCTGGGAGCTGGGATAAGTCAACCCCGTTGATAATCATTAAACCCCCGTAACCTTCTTAGTTAACTTACGCGCCCAAGATTCCCAGGCGGCCAGTGCCTTGCTGTTCTCTACCTTCTCAAACAACCAGCACAGGATGGCTACAGGCACTAGAGGGGCCACTAACATAAAATAAAATACTTTGGCAAAAACGTTTCGCATCATTTACCTTCCAGTTCAGACAGCACCAGCACGGTGCCGAGCATGTCCCCGATTACTTCCGGCGTACGCAGGCTCTGGTCTACATCGTAGATACAGGAACCAATCTCCGCCAGCCCGATGCTGAGGGTACCCACAATGCGGATAAGCACCAGGTCATCTCCTCGTAACTTGTCGGCATGTGCCGCCAGGTCGTTATGCTCTTTGAAGGCTGTAGCAGCCAGGTCCAGGTCCATGCCGTATAGGGCCGCCAGCTTATCCAGTGCATCATACACAGCGCTGAGTTGGTCACAATTGTCGAAACCTTGAACTGCACCACAGTTCACGTAACCTACCGCCAGAACCAGTT